ATTTGTGCTGATTTGGCTTCTAAGAAAGTCAGCAGTTCTTTGAGATTGCTTTCAATGTCAAAACGAAACGTTTTGCTTACCGCAAGGGCTTCATCTATTGATGCAGTGTAGTTTGTGGGATGATGCCAGAGCCAGTCTCGCTGATCATCCCAAGTCCCTAAGCCCGAATTTTCGCTAATCCATGTTCTGTATCTTGTCGAAGCAGGAGATACAACAATGGTTGTCATTAGCTAGACGGCTGAGACATTGTGAAAGTAAATGTCATCTTAAGGGTATCGTCATCGCCCTTATTGATAACTGGGAACACAACTCGGTCAATCAAAATGCCGTCAGTTTCCGCATTCTGCACACTTGCTTCGGTCAATGCGCCTGTGGCTTCGCCCTTGTTGAATGTCGTCTCAAAAGTAAATGTCTTTGTGCCAGCAGTATGAGCGTATGTGGCTGCTTTCGCCATTAACTGAGTTTGAAGAGCTGTCTGATCAACAGAAACGGCAGTAGTGCTTGTACCTACAGCGATGTAGCTCATAACAGCAGGACGAGCAGAAGCGTTACCAATAGCGTCGGCAACGAAATCGAAACCGACATCAAGAATGGCATTGTGCTTATGAACAACTTCGTAGGAACCGTCTGCTTTGTGAAGTTCGGCTGTAAGAGAGCCTACTAATTTGAAGGTGTCAGATTTAATCATTTTTATTATTATTTTTCAACTTGAAAAGTCTAGCAAAATTTTGCCATATTGTCAAGTGGTTAATTAAGCATTCCCCACTGACAATAGTTTTATTTGACCCTGCGGAAATGCGGGGGTCGTTTTGAACTCAACCTGCTTGCCAAGAATGCCGTAACCAAAGCCGCGAGTGACGTTTGTTTGATAGAACGCAATACAGAAGTAATCATCTGCAAGAAACTCAGTTTCAAAAGAGATGTCTTTCCCGTCACTGCAAGCAAGATTTAATGTCTTTTCTTCCGTGTTGTAGTAAATCTTGTACCAGCCAGCGCCGTCTTGAGTCTGCATTATCAGAATCTCAGCACACTTATTCCGCCCCTGATCTTTTGCCTTAAACCAAAAACTGAATTTAAAGTGCTCTGGCACATCAACTAACTGCCACTTAGCGCTTGTGATCAAATTCATGGTCATTCCAAGAGCATATCGGGCAGGTTCATAATGCGCTTGAGCTGATATTGCCTGCTTGCCCGAAAGCGTATCAGTTGTGTTTTCAAGTGACATTCCCTCAATGTCTGAAGAGCCTAAACCGTACTCAAGAGCAATCTGCTTATAAGCAACGATACCGTCTTGGTCTCCTTCTAAGTTCCAAGCTCGCTCTGCGCCAGGAGCTTCAAAGTCGCACGTTAAATCTTCCCAAGTGGTTGTATCTTCACCTGTGCAAGCAATCGTTGTGACAGAGGTTGAGAAGGAGTTATGCGCATAATGCTTCTTGAAGAGATCAACAGGGATGATGTACTCCGAACGCTTTCTATCATCATCCATGACAAGATCGTCACCTCGATCAGACATATACACTCGGTGATTAGAGAAGCCTAATCCACGTTCGTGCATTTCGATGATGATGTTCTTATCTTTGTCGTTGGTTACACCGATTTCATACCAGTCAGCAGACTCAGAATAAATTCCAGGCATACAGACTGCTTTAATCCAGAATTTTCTTCTTGTCTGTGCGCCAACCGGAATAGTCGCATGATTGAGTTTTGACTGACAAACAAGCGTAGAAGCCGTCCAGTTAATACCTTCTCGGATTTCATAGAAAGTAATATCTGTTTCGGGGTTACTATCCCACTTCAGCTCAAGACGCTCATTAGAACGTACAACTTGGAAGTTCTCAGGTGTAATCGGAGCGTGAAGATCAAGTCTTGTCGTTGTAACGTGCTTAGAGAGACTGCCGTCAGAGTTAATCGCCCGAATATGGTAGTAATAAATGCCCGCTTT